GCCACTCCTTCGCGCCGAACCAAAGTTCCGTGACGCGGTTGGTGTATTTCTCATTAGCAGGAGTCGGGTCATACGGCGACAAGGGGCGATCGCTCGGCGACCCGCCGAAATGCACACGCAAAAAATCATTCGTCCCCAGCACGCGGGAAAGCGCATCGCAAAAGGGAACGCCGCCGCCGGTCACATCCACGCCAAAAGATCGAGCGTCCACGCCCTCCTGACGCAGGATCGTCGCGATCTTCTGCGCGACTTGAAAAGTGCGCGGCTCTTTGCTGGAAGCGTCGTCCTCGATGAAATGAAAGGTATCAAATGATACCTGATCCACGCCATCGCGGTTCAGGCCGTAGCTCCCGAGATACAACACGCAGCGGTCGCCGCCGCTCACAAAGCTGGGGTCAACGCCCGCCACCCGCATCTTGGAGCCTTGCCACACCGGAGCCTTGTCCGCGCTACCTTTGATAATCTCCTGCTCGGAATACACTGCCTTGGAAACGCCACCTGGGGGCCAGAATCCCCGGTAGTCTCGCCAGAACATCGGCGAATCCTCGCCAAGCCGCTCGACTGCCTCCTCGATTTTTTCCCATTTTTGAATCGGCCAAACATTTTTTCGAGCGATGTAGTTCGGGTTTCGCATCGCGTCGAAATGCAGCGCAACCCCTCCCAGCTTGGTTTCCCAGCGGTCATCACTCACCGTGATCGAGTTCCAGCCATCCTTCGGTTCCACGAATTTTCCAAAGGGATCATAATACGAAACAGGATTCGCCGCCGCGCAGATATGGAGCACTGCGTTGTTCGCAAGATTCGACATCGCCGTGTCCATCAGCGCGTGACTCAACTCGCTCAACTCGTCCGCTGCCAGAAAGACTCGCGGCGCTTTCATGCCTCTCATCTTGCCCGTGACTTCATTGGATTTTTTTGCTTCCGCTGGGATCAAATAAATTCCTGCCTGCTCCATGCGAACCTTGTCCTTGATGACATAGATAGCCGGAGTCGGAGTGTCCGTGAGCTTCGCAGGCGCGATTGGTGCGAGTGCGGGCCAATACCGCTGCACGGCACCCCACACGCGCTTCTTGGAATCACGGATCGAGGTCGAGGTCAACAAACCCAGCGTGGAAAACGGAGCCGCCATCCAGTTCAGCAAAATCCAAACCGCCATGAAATCGGAGTTGTGAGTGACTGTGAAGTCTCCCAGTAAGAATCGCCCGTCCCCATCCAAAGTGAAACCATACCAATCTCCTTCACCCAACTGTTCAATTTTGAATGTGGTGCAGTCACTATTTTTTCGGAGGCGCTTCTGACGACATTTTTTCCGTAGGGTCGGGATAAGATGGGTATCCCCCATGATATTGATTCGCGACGAGGGGCACTTCTTCCCGTTGCACTCAACAAGCCGTTTTTTCACAGTGACCCGAAATCCAAGAGAGCGAGCTAAAAATACGATGTCCCCCTCCAACTTCGGGTAAGCGCAAGCGATCTCAAAATAGGTTCCGTTGGCGTGACCATCGGAATCAATTAGTCCTGCCAGAACATTCATACGAACTTCTCGGCTGTTTATCAAATAACGGCGCAAAATCCGCTTCTCGCCTTTGCTGGGGGATTGAGATGGCGGGTTCCCTGAAGATTCTCGCACCAAATCTAAAAATGGGCTGTTCCTCCACTCCTTCTTAACAAAAAGAGTTCCGCAGTGCTTTCCATATCCAGCGTGATTCAAACGGTATCCTTCACGGGTAAAATAGTCCGTGAGATACTTGTGAATCTCCGGCTCAAGGTCTTCATGGTATGTAATAGCCGGACGCCCAGTTGAGCCGTCCCCCAGCCACATTCCGTAAACGCGAGGGTCTATCTCCACAGGCTGTTCAGGAAAATCAACCCCAGTGCAAAAAAGAGCGTGCCGCTCTTTGAAACTTTCGCCCTTCGCCAAATAATCTTTTACTGAAATGTCAATTATCTCCCCAACCCTCCGCCAACATTTCTTGCCCGACCAAGAACGCTTTAGAGTTAGCACATGGTCGTCATTGCAAACCCAAGGGTCGCCCTTGACTGGAACGATACGAACCATGTTCGAGCGCCCCGGCCCTGAGCTAAGAACTTTGCGCGGCTTTGAATCAGGCCCCATAAGCTCGTCGCCCACCTTTACCTCGTCTGCCCGGCAAATTGACCCGTCGAACCTCAATACAGGGGTGTCGGGCGCAAGACATTTTCCGCTCGAACCGCAGCCCGCGAACCCAACGAATTTCGAGTAGCAACATTCCCGCAGCATGTCCTCGGCCCACGGATGCCAAACAAAATTATCGAGAAAAAACATCTTCGCCGCCCGCTTGAAATTCTCCTCGCGAGGGGTTCCGTCTTTGGCTATGGAACGAAAAGCGTGAAGCTCAATCGTCCAGTCTGCCGTCTTCGGGGGATAGATGTATCCGTAGCGAACAATGCTCCCTTTCGGGACCGGAGTTTTGCCGTCATCGACAAGAACTCCGACATTTTTTTGAACCATTTCGTGACAAGGTATGTCCAACTTAGGACAAGGGCAAATTCAATTTTTCATAAACTCTTGATTTATACAAGTTATTACAAAATCCGTAACGCATTCGAATCCCGTAGGCGCTGCCCCTTTTTGTCCAAAATTTCTGCGGACAATGAACCCCCTCTCTCTACGCAAACCTACGGGTTTTTCGCCGTCGGGTTATTATCTTCTTGCAAGGTTATTACACCTTTGTCACCATTTTGTCCTAACTTTTCAGGACAAAAACCAACACCGAACCAAACAAAACCATGAAGCCTAAAACTGAAAAAATTGACGATAAGACGAGCTACCTTCGCTGCGGTCATGTCCGCGTGAGGATCGCAAAACTTCAACGCGGGAAATACACGACACACCGGATTTCGTGGAAGGTCGGAAGGAAAGGATTCAACCGCGCGTTCAACGACGAGACTGCCGCCATGCTGGAGGCAGACCGGATTTTGAAAAACCTCGTCAACGCAGACGGGGCGGCGACTAGAGTGGCGGGGGCCGACCTCACCTACCTGACCGAGTGCCAACGCCGAATGGGATCGGTGCCGCTCCATACAGCGGTGGACTTCTACCTGAAATATCACGAGTTCACCGACCTCAACCCGAAAACATTTATCGAGGTCTATGACATGTTCTACGAACGGGCGGTTCAGCGGAAGCTCTCGCGCCGGTATTACGAGACGCTTCGCCACCACAAAAATTTTTGGGTAGGCCGCTTCGGGTCGCGGTTCATCAACACGATCCCGCCAGAGGAATATCTCGATTACCTGACGAACTCGAAATACGAAGACCGCACGCGCAAAAATCTTTTCGGCACGCTTTCCGCCATTCTGCGCTTCGCCCGCAAGCGCCGCTTTATCTCGGAGAGCAACAGCGAAGTGGAGGCGGAGTTTGGGAAGGTCCGCCACACCACGCCGGAAATCTACACACCAGAGGAATTGATGAAGCTCTTCATCGCTCACGATCGTCGCTACCTGCCATATCTCGCAGTCATGGCTTTTGGGGGCTCACGGCGCTCGGAGGCTTCCAACCGAAAATTAACCGAGAATGAAATTCTCTTCGACGAGCGCATGATCCGTCTCGGACCCGAGATCACCAAGACGGGGGCGGGGCGGACACTGGAGATCGGCGATGCGCTGATGGCATGGCTGAAAGAGTTCTACAAGGAAGGGCCGATCTTTCCGATGAGTCGCACCAACGCTCCGAGTGAAGATGTGTTGAAACAACTCGGGCTCACGCTCAAGAACAACGCCCTGCGCCATTCGTTCTGCTCCTATCACCTCGCGCTCCATCGAAATTCGGCCATGACGGCAGACCTCGCAGGAAATTCTCCAAAAATTTTGAACGAAAATTACAAGGCCCTTGTCTCACGCAATGCCGCCGAGTTGTGGTTCTCCATAACCCCGGAGGCCGTCCGAGAGTTCGCCAAGAAAAATAACCTTGACAGGTTATTAACTTGGTGAAAATTTGGGCGGTTGCCTAACCAGCAACAAAAGAAACCAAAATAAATATATGCCGAATCAACTCAAAGAAGGAACCGAACGGGTGTCGTATGTCGAAAGCAGCGATGTCCACAAGGCTCTTAAAATAATGGCAGTCTATAAAGGTGTTTCGATCAGCGCCCTCATGCGCGTCGCCACCGAAGAACTCCTGAAAAAAGAAGACCCATCTGGAGTTTTCCTCTCCCAAGCCAAAAAGTCCCGCGAAAAGCAATCCGATACGCCGAAGCAGCGGGCCAAGGAGACACTAGACCCCGAGATTCTGGAACTCGCCAAAAACCTCCAGAAGCGATTCGCCCGATAGCTCACTAACCCGTTCTCCCCAGAACAAAAATAAAACCCTGTAGTAATAACCAACAAAAAAAAATAACTCCGTAATATGCAACTCACTATAACCCTCGAACCAACCCTTGCCGCAACGCTCAATGTGCTTGCCGCAATAAGTAGCGATTCGCCAGAAGAAGTGGCGCTGAAACTGCTACGCGACGCTGTCAAAAGTGCCGTCGAGGACCCTGAGTTGCTCGGAATTGATGATGCCGAAAAACTCGAATCCTAAAATGATTCGTTCGTTCCCCTCCTCGCCAGACCTTGAAAAAGGTTTGGCGAAGGAGCGGGAAAGGACGGGCAAATCCATCTCTGAAATTATTCGTGAAGCCCTCCGAAAATTTCTTGGGGTGTAATAACCTAATATGACGACAATGATCCTTGAGTGCAGCGCCTACACGGCGACTGCGTTGGGTGAGGGGAAAATCCGGCTGGAAGTGCGGGAAGCTGTCTCCAGCAACCGCGACCCGAAACAAGCCTACGAAGCCAAAGCCGCTACCAAACGACTCTCCGAAATCCTCGGGCGCGAGGTGGGACGCAACAATCTGGCCTACTGGCGTGAAAATATGAACCTGCCCCACAAAAAACTCGGCCCGAAAAAATTCGTTTACTTCGAGGGGGAACTCACCCGCTGGGCCACTGGGAGGACGCTACTCGATTTATGAAAATCAACTCACGCGCCAAGGGCGCACGGGGCGAGCGCGAGCTTGCCAAATTTCTGACGGACCAGGGGTTCCCTGCCAAGCGCGGGGTGCAGTTCTCACAGGGAAAATTCGGCCTGACCGAGAGCGATGTCGTCTGCGATTCATTGCCGCTCCACATCGAGTGCAAACGGGTCGAGGCGGGGAACCCCTATGTGTGGCTCGAACAAGCCGTGCGGGACGCAAAGGAGGGGAAAATCCCCACCGTATTCCACAAACGCAACGACCACGAATGGATCGTCGTGATCCGCGCCGAGGATTTCATCGGAATCGTTCGTGAATCTTCTTTGGTGAAATGAGCGACTCGATTCTCGACACGGCGCTCGCGGTGACGACCGGAGACCGCCGCCGCGACTATGACAAGGCGACTCCCAACCACGAGCGGATTGCTCGCATCTGGAACGCCTATATTCAATCGCGCAAAGACCCGAATGCGGAACTCACGGCGCTGGATGTCGCGCACCTGATGATTCTCCTCAAGATTGCCCGAGCCGTTTACACGCCGACTCGGGATTCCTATGTTGATATTGCGGGCTATGCCCGCTGCTCGGCCCAAATCGCGGGCTTCGAGACGGAGTGAAATACTCGCTCTATCCGTTTCAACAATCGGCGGTGCTGGTCAACATGACCGCGCTCGACCGTGTGGGGGCTTCTTTGGAGGCAACCGAATGCGGCGGAGGCAAAACAATCATTGCCTGCGAAGTGGCTCGCAGAATGGCGCTGCCGGTCGGTGTCATCTGCCCGAAGAGCGTGAAAGAAAAATGGCGGGCGACGATTGCGGAGTTTGGCATCGAGCCGATTTTTGTAGAGAACCCCGAGAAGCTGCGGGCAGGCAACACGCCCTGGGTGAAGAAGGCGGGGAAGGCGTTCAAGTGGGTTCCCGAGACCCTTCTCCTCATCGTCGATGAGGTTCACATGTTCAGCGGGCTTAAAAGCCAAAACGGGAAAATGCTGGAGTGCGCCCCTTACCGAACCCTGATGCTGTCGGCCTCGGCGGCGGAATCCCCGCTCAAGATGAAAGCGATCGGGGCAAAGCTCGATCTGTTCCACCCTAGGGCGTTTTGGTCTTGGGCAAAGCAAATGGGGGCGGAAGACGGGCGCTGGGGCGGGCTGGATTGGAACCCGAAATCTCTCGAAAACAAACTGCGGATGCAACGCCTCCACGAATCCATTTTCGGATGCCGTGGGAACCGGACGCCCGCCGAGGTGCTTCGCGAGGAGCTTCCCGACCTGACGCTCGCGGACGAGCCGATTCATCTGTCTTCGGAAGAACGAGCCGAAATCAAAAAGCTCTACGAGGAGATGACCGACCAAGAAGACATCGGCGCGGTCAAGAACCTGCGTCAGCGCCAAGCCATCGAACTCATCAAGACGCCCTCGATCGTGGAGCGAGCCAAAGAGATCGTTGCCGAGGGCGGGAGCGTCGTTTTGTTTCTCAACTTCCACGCCTCAATCGACAGCGCCAAATCGCTTCTTGGGGACATGGCGGAAGTGATCGACGGGCGCGAAAAGACCGAACACCGGCAGGCGAGTCGCGACAAATTTCAAGCCAATGTCCTCCGCTGTCTGATCGTCCAAATCGGCGCGGGCGGGCAGTCCATCGACCTCCACGACACTCACGGGGATTCGCCACGCACGGCGCTTCTCTGCCCTCAATTTTCAGGCGTCGCCGAGGAACAAGCCATCGGGCGCATTCGGCGCGTGGGAGCAAAGAACCGTGCTCTTGCGCTTCGCCTCTTCGTTCCGGGCACCATCGAAGTCGCCGCACTCTCCCTGACAGAACACAAACGCGAAAACACAAAAATCCTAAACGACGGAATTATGAAACCAGAAGAACAACCACGCGACATCGCCGAGGTGTCGCTCCATACCGAGAGAGCCCATGCGGAACACTCCCCATCCTCTCTGAAAGAGAAAGCCAAATGCCCAGGCTTTCGCAACGACAACACACGAGACACCACCGCCGCCGACAGAGGCACACTAGGACACGAGGCTGTCGAGAAACAAAACCTCGATCTCATCCCACCCGATGACGAGTTTCTCCGAAAATGTGCGGGGCTGTGTCTCGCGTATCTCACGAAACTCCGCGAAGGGATTTCGGAAAAGATCACCGACATCCGCGAGCGCCGCTACATCGTGCAGGACCAGTTCGGGCACATCGACCATGTGATGCTGCACGGCACGAGCGCCGAGTTGGTGGACTACAAATTCGCTTGGGGCCGATACGAAGCGGATTCGCCTCAATTCTGGGCCTATGGAGTCGGAATCTTCGACGCCCACCCCGAGGTCAAGACGCTCAAGGTTCATGTTCTGCTCCCGTTCCAAGGCATCATTGATGTGGTGGAGTGGACTCGCGAGGCAGACTACGAGCGGCTCTCCGCGCAAGTCGCCGCCATTGTCGCAGCGGCCCGCCGCAACGATCCTGCCTCCTACCAAACAGGGGAACATTGCGCGTGGTGCAACCACCGTGCCGAATGTCACAAGCTCAACGCAGTGGCGCTGACCATCGCGAAAAAATACCAGCCCGATGAACTGGCTCTCCCGCCTGAGTTCGATCCCGCACTCATCAGCAACCCCGAGAAGATCGCGCTGGCGAAGCGTCTCGCTCCGATCCTCAAAGGATGGGCCGAAAAAGTAGATGCCCGCGCTTTGGAACTCCGGCTCTCGGGAGTGGAAATCCCAGGCTACGAACTCGCCGAGCGAGCCAGTAGCTTCGAGATCACAGACCCGCAGGCCGCTTGGGAAGTTGTGAAAAATAAAATCACTCCCGAAGCATTTGCCGCTTGCGCGAAATTAAAAATCGGCGAGCTTGAAAAGGCCGTTTCCCGCACCGCCGAGCGTGGGCAAATGGCTAAGGCTAAAGCAGCTTTGCGCGATTCACTCATCGACGCGAATGCGGCCAAAGTCGAAGGCACCATAGTATTCTTAAAAAAATCGAAAAATAATTGAACGGGGTAATAACCTAATAAGTCTAACCCCGCACCCCAGACAAAACCACAACCACAAAACCACAAATAATGGCAACTATATCATTCGACGAAGCGACAACTACCACAGAATCCAAACAATTAGCATCGACGCAGCCACAGGCCAACGCCCTTGCAAACATCACGACCACCACAGCCCTTGCCGAGAAAGGCTTGGTCGGAGACTGGAGCGCGAGTGACACCAAACTCCCCCGCATCAATCTGGTCAACAAAACCGGCGTGCTCGGAAACGACTTCACACCGGGCTGCTGGGTCATCAACAAGGAGCATCAGATCAGCCAACTCGACCCCAAAGACAAAAAGAAGGGCGAGCCGATGCGGGTGATCGCGATTCAGATGATGAAGCAGTATCAGGAAAATATCCCATACGACGAGCGCGAATCGACTCCGGCCCGCCTTCTCAACAGCGCCGCCGAGGTTCGGGAAGCAGGCGGTCAAGTTCACTGGACTCGTGGAGCAGGCTTCTTTAGCGAGATCGCTACGGTGGAGTTCCTGATTCAAGCCCCAGATTGGTTGAAAGAGGATGCCGAGGTGCATTTCTACAACATCGCCGAGGACGGCACCCGCTACACCCGCGCCGTGGCGACTTTCGCCTCGACCAGCTACTCGGGAGTGGCGGTTCCGCTGGCGACGAGCCTCCGCACACATCTTGCGGCGACTGGCCTCAAAGGCGGTCAGTGGGACTTGGGTAGCGTGATTATGACCAAAGCTGACAAGACATGGTGGACTCCCACCATCAAAACAGCCGGACTCGCGACTGAGGCTCAGAAGAACCTCATCTCTTCTCTCTCGATGTAATCCTATCAGGTTGTGTAGGTGTAATAACCTACACAACCTGAATCCGGTTTTTCTAATGTGGATACTCACACCATCACTCACATCTCGCTTTGCACAGGCTACGGGGGAATCGACCTTGCCCTCAAGAGAGTCTTTGGCGAAC